CAATTTCCTTAATCTCTCCATCAGTGTAACCAAGTAGTCTGTTACGAACTTGATAGACAGAGAAGTACTTACCAAGATAAGGTTCTGCTTGAGCTGCCACTTGCAATCTATTCTGCATCATTTCCATCTCTTTCAGTTCAGAGAAGTGGTTATCATAGATGAAGTCAAACTGAATGTGTTCCTTCATTGAGTCATACTCTTTAGGTGACACAACACCCTTCAGTACTAACTGAGTTTTGAGTAGATCAACAAACAAGTAGGAGAACTTCTTTCTCATTCTTCCAACAAACTTAGAGAACTTAATCTCATCTCTGGAAATGTTATCTGATTTACCAATCTGGAATCCATCACCAGCATCCTGACGAGACGCAGGAACATTCAATGACCTGTATAGTTTGTCCTGGAAGTACTTAAGGTCTTCCAATTCGCCCAGGTTCTGACCACCAGGAAGTGTAGATACTTCAGTGCCACGACCACCCTCTCTACGAGGCAACCAGTAGTCTTCCAACATACTCATAAACTTCTTCTCATCACGAATCTCACCAGTTGCCTGGTCATAGGTGATCTTAGTTCTATACCTTGCCATCACATCACGCAGGTACTGCTCTGCCTTTGCTTTAGGTAGGTTACCCACATCAATGTAGAAGAGTCTTCTTTCAGGTGCTCTTGCCATTCTGTAGATAACAATTGCATCTTCCATCCATCTCAGTTGGTTCAGTGACTTCTGTGCTTTATTCAGATAAGACAATACCTGTCCTGAGTTACCATCAACCAAACCAGAACTTACATAGGTAACTGCATCCCTTGCAATTCTTACAGTGCCATTCTGTGCTCCAGGTGTTCCTGTTCCCCACCCTGAAGTCATTGCGTTCATTCCTTTCTTGTTATAAAGGAAGTACTCCTGTACTCTTGCTGGGAACTGAACTTCTCTCTGTCCAAATACTTGTGGTGTGTTAGCACTCTTTGTTTTGTTTGCATTACGAAGTTGCATGGGATCCATGTCCCTCTTGTACTCCCTAACCAACTTTACTTTCAGTGAGTCAATGTTTCTGATGTCAGTGATGCCCCTCTCAGGTGCATTCAGATCAATTACTTTATGATAATACAGACGTCCATCCACATACCATGTGCGGAACATCTCATGTGCTTTGTTATTAAAGTCTAACAGATGTAGAATGTATGAGAACTCTTCACGAATAATAGTTTTAATTCTTTCTGACACATCAAGGTTTGAAAGATCAATTGCAACAGGTACATCATTGGTGTCTGATACAATAGCTTCATTAACAATATCTTCAATTGCACTATCCACCTCAGGGTGAAGTGCCATACATCTATACTTTCTAATACTCTCTGATTCCTGTTGAGAACCAGAGTCCATGTTTACACCATGGCCAGTTAAACCACCAGCAGCAACGGTTACTCCGTCGTCCATGTTAGGTGGTACTGGAGAGATCTTCTTAATTTCTTCTAGGTCATCCTGCCTATAAGAAAAACCAAACAGTCTCCCATTATTTTGTTGTTGGTACGAATTCACTGCAGTTACTTTTACCTTATACCTTATTTAGTTACAAAAAAAGGAGGGTGTAAAACCCTCCTGTGTTTTTATTAAATTGTATCAGGTGATAATTGCACCGGAGGTAGAGTTCCCATCGCGAGGAACTGCAGAAGTGTAAGGATCTCCCTCATCAATTGCGCTCCAGTACTGAACACAGAATGTCACATCATAGAATTCAATCTGGTCTGTGGTGTCAAAGTCAAGTGAAATCTCACCGACTTGACTAGGCCAGATGCCTTCAAATCTGTACGCTCTCAACTGAGAACCATCTCTGTCCAACTGTCTTACAATTGCTGAACCATAATACTCGTCAAGACGAGTAGCCCCAAGGACAAAGTTGTGGTTCTGAATTTTCTCAGACCACTTCTCAAATGCCTTTTTGATAATCATTGTGTCGTCATTGGTGACTGTAGTCGCCCAATCAGCAAAGGTTCTGTCTCCAGAAACTTTAAGTTTACGACCACGGAAAGGTACATCAATCACTCCAACTGTTGAAGGAGGAAGTTGTGCTGCCTTAATTAGGAAAACTCCATTGTTAGTGGCCAGTGTGGGGTCAGGTGTGATCCCATCAGGGAAGGTCATTTCCACCTGGAACATGGTGGGGCGTACCCCACCACCCTGTAGAACTGCCTTAAAATCTTCAATACTCTTTTGTGATGCCATTGGTTTATTACCTAGTGGTGAGGTTTATATCAGGTCTTGTTACGTCTGAAGAGCGCAACCGCTTCATCAAACACAACACCCGTCTTAGTAGCGATGAAGTTCAGACTGATAAAGTTGATAGACTTGGCTGGTTTGATGTAGATGTCAGCAACAAACTCGTTACGATCAATGATCTCAGGTGAGTTGTTAGTTTCATCACACACAACCAAGAAGTCAAACATACCTCTCTTGGCTTGAACTTCTCTAAGGAAGGGGTTCACATTGTTCTTGAACAATGTTCTGGTTACATCATCGTTAAACTCAAACAGAGTTGTACGTGACATCTTAGCGATCTCTTTCTCAACAACGAGGAAGAGACGTCTTACATTAATTCTGTCAAAGGCAGAACTGTAACCCAATGCTGTCTTGTCTCCGAAGAGTACAGTTCCTTCACCAGGGAAGGTTACAACTGGGTTGACTCTTGCTGTATACAAGGAGTCTCTTTGAGTCTTACTAGGGTTGTACGACAGTTTCACAACGTTTCTGATTTGGCCTCTTGCAAAACCTGCGGGTGAGAACCAGGGCTCAGATCTGAAAGAACTGTAGGTCAACGTACCAGCAACATCACCATTCAAAGGAACGTGACGGTACTCATCATTGAATCTGTCATACATGTACTTGTAACCACTATCGATTACAGTGTATGAGGAAGAAGAAAGTTCATTTGCCCATTGGATAATGAGATCAGTAACTCTTTCCTTATCACCTTGATTAATAACAGCATAACGAGGAGGACTCAGGAATGTCATACAATCTCTTCTTTCCTCTACAATAGAGATAAGGAAGTTTGCTTTAGCAACTGAATCATCAAGGTTGCTTTCGCTAGGACCTTGAAGAATGTAATCCAAATCGCTGACATTCTCTCTGTCGAACTTACTGTATGCTTCTTGGAGTTCACCAAGTGAAGCACTGAGTTGATCAACACCACCAGTTAGAATTCTAGAACCAGGATAGATATAAACGCAATCAACGTTGTCTCCAATTGGGGTTCCAACATCATTACGGCCGTCATTAAGTTCATTGGTAAGTCCACTGACTGGTGCGTTAGCGTAAATGTAAAGAGATCTTCTATTGATTTGATCAATGTAGTAGTTTCTTTCTCCTTCAGTAGTGATTGCACCACTGAGTTTGGAAACACCTACATAACTCTCAAGAAGATTACCTTTGGTTCCAGTAAAGTAACCAGTGGAATCAAACACCAAGATGTTCATCTCATCGTTGGTTGCTCCTCTATCAAATGCGTTAGGGGAAGTACCAGGACGAGAAGCGAAACGATACCAAGGAATACCTTGGAATGCAATTTGTTGATTGTACCAATCACCAGCTGCACGAATAGTGAAGGTGTTAGTACCGTCACTAAGCATATCACCAGTAGTGGTTTCATACAAGTTCACCCACAGTTTCCTGCTGGCATTGAACATATATGTTTCTCCCAGTTCAACTGGACCACCACTGAAGGCTCTTTGATTTGGTCTTGGGTTTAGTGACCACCCAAACTTAGTACCTTCAGTTGTAGTGTATGTCTGACGCTCAAAGATCGTATTAACAATCTGTCTGTTTTGTTGCTCAGCATCAACTGTATACTCAAGAAGAAGATACTCACTAGGAGCATCAGTACTATCGTTCATCATTGTGCCATCAATGCCATCAGCAAAGAGACTTGTTGATGCCCCAAGAGAATCATAGAAACTCTGAATGCCTTGAGTGTAAGCTTCAAGAATTACACCAGACTGAACAACAGTTCCGTCTTGCTTGGTGATTCTCATCACATCGCCAGCTTGGAATAGCTCATCACCAACTTCAATCAGTGAGAACACTCCGTCTTCATAATTTCTAACGAATCCTTTCTTGCCACCGGTACCAGAAACTGTAACAAAATCGCCAATCTTAATCCCATTTGGGTTCAGTGCTGCAATTTTGGTGTAAGTACCAATGTTTTGACCACCAGGCAATTCGTTATCGAATACTACATCATTGTCAACAGGTGCACCATCAACATTACTTTTACCACCTGTCTCAAGGTAGGTCTGATAGTCAGCACCAGCATCAATCGTAGCTACTGCAATACCATTTCCCCAAGTACCAGGGTTTCTAGAAA